CAAACTATTAACTAAATTAACCTACTGTTATATACATCATAAAAATTCGTTAAGTAATTAAATTACATAATATTTTTAAACATATACATGAAACAGAGCTATATAATAATAAATATAAGTAATATATATATTATTTATTATTATTATTACGTCCTCGTATTAGCAATTCCATCCGTAACCACAAATCGACCCATTCCCCAAAACTTAAACTGTGCGACAAAATCATTAGCAATACCACATTGCCACCACATCAATCTATTTTTCCTATGACCAATTGCAGGAAGATATGCCGCCCATTGAGTTCCAAAAGATGCGCCGCCGTCAGTTGATATGGATAAATCAACATGAGGTAATGAAAAATTGCTCGTACCTGTATTCGCCATTTGTTGAGCTATAAGCCACGCCTCGGTTCCTATAGCGTCCTGTTGAGTTACAATTAACTCATCATCCTGAGTGATTAGAAAATCTTTATTCTGATAGACAAGGCCAATAAATCCGCCTTGAGTCTCTAATATTTCCCCATCCTGAGTAATGAGAATAATTTCGCCTAATGATTGTTGCTGATAATCAGTCTCACCTGATTCAATGGTAAATCCCACATCATTAATAATCCGATATTCTTGGTCTGGGGTTCGAATATTGCTGCAAATTCTAGTCCTTGGGATTTCATGATTTTCAAGAACTCCGGCATGGTTTATATCTTGATAAGTATAAAATTGAGTATCGAACGCAAATAGATTCCCATTGTTTCGTGAAACAAAATAATATTGATTATTAATGTAAGCCACGTCGGACGCGATAAAGTAGTTAAGATTTTGATCGCTGGCATTATAAATTTTTCCGGTATTGAAATCATAAAAAATAGATAAATTATCACTATAGAAATTAATGTGATAAAACAAATGGCCATCTTGGCGGTATAAAAATGCTTGTGAGTCCTGCGGATTTTGAAGGGTAGAAAAAAGATAATCAATCCCATCTGTGGTAATCGGCTTAGGCATTCCCCCGTTTGAGTAAACAATAATTGGGCCAGATTTTTCATTCTGAGCGAGCCAGACAACAATCTCGTCCATGTATGCAACTGTTGCAGGAGATAGACATCCATAGTCAATATTAAATTGATTGTTTCGTTGATAAGGGAATAACTGAGTGCCAACATTAAACCATGCTTCCGTAACGATACTTCCCATAACAAATATCATATTCCCCTTGGAAGGGAAACGTACGACTGCCTTAACATTATCTGGCTTTGTTTGTAGCAACCCTATCTTAGCAGCCGTAGAGGGCCAGGAAGTGCCGTCATTGCTTGCTGATAAACGCCATGTATTATTTGCCGGAGGGTTATAAAAGGTATCATTGCTGGCCGCCAAAATGAAATAAGTATCATGAAACGTTAAATATCCCGGAGTGAAGTTTAATGGTATTGTCTGGAAAACAGGGTTTAATTTCGGATCGTAGATATAGAATGCTGTGCCATCTGAAATTCCAATTTGAGGCTTGTTATTCTCGGATATGTATACAACCCCAGTTTGAGTTTGAAGCGTTCCAATTAAAATCTCTTGGGAATAAATCACACGCATTAGTTGTTGTGAGAAATTTATCGTTACCAAATAAACATTAGCGCCTACAACTACTACTAACTTATTAAATTTAGTGCTAGTAAAGGCCGCCCTTCCTTCCGTACCGCCATTAAAAAGAGATGATTTAATTGCAACCTGATATCCGGCATAAGGCACCATAAAACTATCAGACATAAACATATTGTAGGTTTTCTCAATGCTTATTTTCGGATATCTTCCGAAGACGCTTGAGCCTACGATGTTTATTGGAAACTGTTGAAAGTTCTGGCCTCTCGTTATCACGTTTAAACCATCCTTGGTTTAGTTTAATTACTTTGTTCGTGTTGCTTTAGGTATTGTATAGCTGATTCTAGTAGATTGATATTGTCTTTGAACCCCCCAATACCTATATTACAAGTGATCATGGCCGGTAGCCCTTACCAATATTGACGTCCCCCCAATTATACCCTGGGTTGGAGTCTGCATAGAGAATCGAGGTTTTTTTTCCTGTAAGATCGGGAGGCCCTTCATACATCAATTTACGTTGATAACTTAAAAGTATCCGCTCAGATTCTGGGTTAAACAGAACCCCATACTCGGAGCACATATAGCGGGCAAGAGCGTATCTTAAGTACTCGATGTACGCCGTGTCATAGCCTTGTATGCCATTATTAATAAAAGTATATGGCGTGTAATATTGGACGTTATAAGTATTAACAAATTGAGCGGTCACATCCTGCAAATCTGTTGTTAATGAAACATCAACTAAAAATATTTTAGCCTTCATCTTCATAGGATATGGTTGGTCTGGAATGAAATAGGTAGCAAACGTTCCGCCGCCTACACCGCGCTCATAGTTCCATGAAAACGGCAACGTATAGATGTTATCTACCCTGGAAGAGCCGTAGTAGTTTGTGCGGCTTGTTTGAACCATAGGATAGCGTACTACACCAATGTTGAACGTAGATGTCTCTATCCCCGCAACATATGGTAAAAAATAATACTCTTGAGTGGGAACTGCAAGAAATGTAATGTATTGCCAATAGGGTATCAGGTCGGTTTCAATTTGCTTGAAATCAAGTAAATTGTTCAACATATGCAGCCCGTCGTAAATCTGATCGCCTGTAGGAACTTGAAGGTTTCGCGCTACGATTCCAGAAAGAAACCAAGAGCGAGTAATTAAATCCTGCGCTGTATAGGCCATGTCCCTCTACCTCAATCCTTAAGGATAAATTGCTAACGGAATCGCACCCCATTCAATAACAGAAACGGTTACTGAATCATTTGCAGAGCTCGTCATGTAATCGATAGACGGCAAGCTTCCATATCCAGCTATAAGTTGAATATATTGCGATTGAGCATACCCAGCCTGCAGCCCTGTAATTGTTGCAAGATTGCTTACAGAGGTTGTGCCGGTGGCTCTAAATTGAACCTGATTCCCAATAGAAGACGGTATATAGGTCACCAATATAGTTACAATTAAATTTGGTAAGCTTAAAGAACGAACAGCAAAATTATTGCCTAAATTTATTCCAGTAAACGTCGTAGCATTCCCTGCGCTTAAAACGTTAATAGGGGGATTGTTGAAATAAGTTTGTATATTTGCAATATTTTGAGGCTCAGAGTTTAAGTATTGGAATAATGCACTCCCATTTGTGCCTAAGAATCCAAGCAAACGATATGAATCGTATCCTCTGGGCAATGTAGGGGAAGTATTACTAGGCAGGCTCAGAACAGCGGCAACATTATTGTATTGACGTGAGTCACCAATCAAATACACAGCATATTGCGTGCTTGGCTGAATCGTTCCTGAATCAAGGCCGTTCGCGCCATTTATTGTAGAGTCGACGAAGAGACCAGATTGATAATTTAAATATTGTAATGGAGGCTCGTTAAAACCTACGTAATTCCCTAAACCTACAACCATATCCATAACATTGGCAGAATCTCGTGCAGCCCCTGGTGCAACCGCTACTATAGTCGTTGCGTTTGGGGAAGCAGGAGCAATCTGCAATCCTTGAAGATATAAATGCGGCAATGCATATACTGCGCTGTTTTGAAAAGATGCAGAAGCCATAAAAATTCCTTTAAATGACCACCCCGAGGAGATACTCGAAATGGTCTGATTTACTTATACTAAGGCTGGATATGCAGTATTAGAGACTCCAATCCACGAAGCTACTCCAACCGTAACCGCATCACTTCCTGATGTTACTTTGTAATCAATTTCAGGTTTAGATGCGCCGACACCGGCAATCACTTGAATGTATTGAGTTTGAGCTATACCCGCGACTAAACCAGTTATTGTTACCAATCCAGCTGTTGAAGAAGAGCCTGTAGGTCTAAACTGAACCGTGTCGCCCGCAGCCACTGGAGTGAAGGTTACAAATAATTCAACGATGATATTGGGAAGAGTGGTTGTTGGAACTGCCGCATTCGTGGTTAAGTCTATCGCGGTAAATGTTGTCGCTGTGCCACCAGTTAAAACATTAAGCGCGGGGTTATTAATGTATTGAAGAGCGCCTACCATGTTTTGAGGCTTTTGAGTCGCGTACACAAAATGTGATGAACCGTCAGTGGCAGCAAACCCGAGCAATCGATAAGAATCGTACCCTAAAGGTAATGTCGGAAATGCATTCGAGGTTAAAGAAATTACAGCAGCAACAAGGTT